GATGAGCAAGATTAAATTATACAATGGCGAATGCCTAGAAATTATGGATAAACTGATAGCTGAGGGTGTAGTGGTTGATGCAATTATTACAGACCCACCTTACAATACGACTGCGTGCCACTGGGATAAACTTATACCTTTTGATGAGATGTGGGCTAGACTAAATAAACTTATAAAGCCTAATGGTGCGATAGTGTTGTTTGGTAGCGAGCCTTTTAGTAGTGCTTTGAGAATGAGTAATATCAAGAATTATAAGTATGATTGGAAGTGGGACAAAAATAGTGGGAGTAATTTTGTGGCTTCTAAGATACAACCACTAAGAGTATATGAAGATGTTTGTGTTTTTTATAAAACACAATGTACTTATAATCCACAAATGGAATTAAGAGAAAAGAGTAAAATCAGAGTATCTGGAAAATCTAAGCTAAAAACAAATTCAATAACTGGAACAGTTTATCAAGAGGGCAGAACAGGCAGCAAATATAAATACCCTACAAATAAATTGAATTACGACAGAAATGGGAAAGAGTTAAACTCTAAACACAGAGTTCACCCAACCCAAAAACCTGTAGCACTAATGGAGTATCTAATCAAAACTTACACCAACGAGGGCGAGTTAGTTTTAGACTTCACAGCAGGGTCGGGCAGTACCCTTGTAGCTTGCAAGAACACAAACAGAAACGGAATAGGCATAGAGCTAGATGATGGCTATTTTAAGATAGCGCAAGACCGCATTAACGACAAAGGCAGTTTGTTTAATGAGCAAGATACCACTACTTAAGCACCAATACGAGCTACTCAAAGACACGGAGCATAAGATACTTGGCTTAGTGTCAGGCTTCGGTGCCGGCAAGACTCATGCGGCCGTGCATAAAGCCATACAGCTCTGCATACTCAACAAAGGTTTCACTGGCATTGTTCTTGAGCCTACCTACCCACTACTAAGAGATGCATTTATTCCGCTGTTCACCGAAGAGTGCGAGAAGTACAACATCACCTATAAGCTCAATAAGTCGGATATGGTCGTTACACTTAGCAACGGATCTATAATACTGCTCCGCTCGATGGAGAATTGGGAGAGATTGGTAGGTGTTAACGCCGCGTGGATTATTGCCGATGAGTTCGACATTATGAAGCAAGAGATAGCCATGAACGCATTTAACAAGCTTCTAGGTCGCATCAGGTCGGGCAACGTCAGGCAGTTTGTAATCACGACTACTCCCGAGGGTTTCAAAGCAACGTATGAAATATTCGTAAAAAACCTAGATGAATCAAAGCGGCTGATACATGCCAGGACTACAGACAATCACCATTTGCCAGCGGACTACATAGATTCACTTAGAGAGCAGTACCCACCCAATCTACTAGATGCTTACCTAAACGGAATGTTTGTCAACCTGACCAGCGGCACAGTATATAGCTTCTTCGATAGGGACAAGCACGATACGAGCATAGAAGCCAAACAGGGAGAAGTGTTGCACATCGGGCAAGACTTCAATGTTGGCGGCTGTATATCCACCATACACGTTATCAGAGACGGCAAAGCTTACAGAGTGGATGAGATCGAAAGTAAGCACACTTTCGATATCCCGCATAATGTAGCGAAAGAGTACCCAAACCATCGTATAGTATGTTATCCAGACTCATCAGGACATGCAGGAAGCACAAATGCAAGTAAGTCGGACATACAGCTACTAAAAGATGCTGGCTGGATTATAGAGGCTCCCCAGAAGAATGGTGCGATACAAGACAGAGTAAATGCGGTTAACGCAATGCTATCCCGCGATGCCTACTTCATCAACACAAGCAAATGTCCGCATGGTACTGCCGCATTGGAACAGCAAGCTTATGATCAGAACGGTACGCCTGAAAAGTTCGGTGGAGCTGGCACAATAGACGACTATAACGACTCAATGGGATATTTCATAGTCCGCAAGTTCGGTTTGACCAGATCGAGGGTAACTACCCACTCAATCCAGCCGTATTAGTGTGTATAGCTGAAAAAACTGGTCTTCGTAAAAATAGATTTACATTCATTTTAAAATATGCTATAATTTTCCTATAAATAAAACAAAGGGGTTCAAAATGTGTGGCACTGAGATTACCAAGAAATACTTTCTAAAATGTAAAGAAAGTCGATTACAAGAAATTGAAGCAATGCTGGAAGATGATAAAAATGATTTTATCATTAGAGTTGGAAAGCAACAAGCTTCCTTGATGTTGGATAATAAAACTATTTGTGGTCTTATTAAAAGAAGCATCCTTAAAGAGGTCGATTGGAATAACTTAAGATTCGAGCACTCTCGAACTCTGACAAATGGTCGCGGGGATGAGTTAATTGTGAAATACGCAAAAGTTAGACTTCACTCCACGCACAAAGACAATCCTACTGGCTATAACACAACTGTGCTTGTTTTTGAAAATGAAAATATCAGTTTTGAAACTGAAAGTTCTTCTTATTATGCAGATGGGTCTAAGGTCTCACATTTTTTTGCAAACAATAAATATCTTTATGTTTCTGATGGAGATAGAAAAAGGCTCGGAACCTACCCAATCATCATTTATGCTGATGAGAAAAAAAGCAAAAAAGATAGGTTTATGATGCGATATATTTGAGGATGCGGGCTTGCCCCTCCTCAATCATCGAGGAGAACGACCACGACATTCATATCGAACTCATCCCTGACAGCTCTACAAAGCCTTCACATTCTCCGCTTCAAAAGTCCTTACAATAACAATAAAAAAGGCTTCTAATGGCTAATGTTGACACAAAACACCAAAGCTACAACATAGACTTATTTTCCCGCATCAACACTATCCGCAATGACGAAGTTATAGAAAGCGGTGAGCTTGATCAACTGCCAGCCGAAGAGAAGAAGTCTTACGACGCGCGCCTAAAAAACTCCGTATTTATGAATCTCTCCCAAAAGACGATTGAAGCTGCAAGTGCATTTGTATTCAAGAAGCCCGTATCGTGCAAAGATGGTATAAAGATGGACAAAGACAATGTTGATGCAATGGGAAGCACGCTAAGTGACTTCGCCAAAGATGTTTTTGAAAGTGGTCTATGGTTCGGTCACTCATTTATATTAGTAGATGCGCCTAAACGCCCCGATGGTGTAAGAACATTGCTAGATGAACGCGAGTTGGGTATTAAGCCGTATTTTGTACTAATTAACCGCGATGAGGTCATCAACTGGAAGTACCGCTATGTAAATGGCAAAGTGCAGGTTTATCGAGTCGTACTGAAAGAGATCGTTAACGAAGATGATGGTGACTTCGGCACCAAGCAGGTAGAGCAATATCGCGTCCTTGAAATCGGAGGCGGCTACCTGATGCGCAAAGACGCTGGCAAAGAGACTTTTTACATTGTCGAAGGAAGTGAATGGGGCAACAGCCTATCTTATATCCCACTAATCCCGTTTTATGCCAAAAAGACAGGCGTATATGAGTCACAGCCACCATTCAAGAGCATTTACGATCTCAACTGGAGACTATACAACTACGACTCGTGGCAGTGGAGAAACTTCGCCTATGCTGGTAACCCGATTTTAAAGATATGGGGACAGACCGAGGATGAGAAAGACGGTGCCCAGCAGGTCATGGCAGTCAACCGCGCATTTCGCTTCAGCAGCAAAGAAGATGGTGATGCTGGATGGCTGGAATTTGGCGGCAAAAACATAGAGAAGCTAGCTGAAGAGATCGAGAAGATCAAACGCGACATCTCAACCATGGGTGTTTCAATGCTTACGAGCAAGCACGACAAGACAACTCAAACAGCAACAGAAAGAGCTATTGACGCGGCACAGGAAGAGGGAAGCGTGGCATCCATGGCCGTAAGCCTTGAGCATGCTCTGAATGCTGCTTATCAAGTCTATCTTGATATGGTAAGCGGTGGCGAAGCTTCAGGCGAAGAGATTGCAGTAAACAGAGAGTTTATCACACAACTATTGGAGTCTCAAGATGTTCAGCAGCTGGTTGCGCTGCATATCAACGGGGTTATCAGCAAAGACAAGCTTATCGATGAGTTGGTGCGCGGCGACTACCTCAAAGAATACGACAAAGACGAGGATGCGTTAAAGATTGATGATGAGCCTGTAGAGGCATAGTAATGCAACCTATCGATATTGAAGAGAATCAGCTCAAAATAGCCGCTTTTATCAACCGTTACAAGCCCGAAGCTGCTACACTCATTGAAAAGACATACATCGAAGCACTCGAAAAGCTCTCGGTGATGATCGCCAAGACAGCAAGTCAGAGTGAAAAATCTAGACGCTTGGCACTGCAACGGCAGATAATCGAAGTGCTGACGGACGGCTATAACCGCTTCACACCCCTGCTGCTCGACGATATGAAGACTATCGCTGAGTACTCCTACACAAATACTATGCTTGCTCTGGCGACTCACGGGGCTACATCTTTGGCGTTTACCGACCTACCAAACCGAGCCGTCAGAGAGATGCTGGATATGCGCTCAATAACTCAGCTAGGTGACAGCGGTGTGACTATCGAAGAGATGATAGGCGCCAAGAGGGCCGCAGACATTCAGGCATTCAAGAAAACCGTAGGTTCTGGCATTGCTTCTGGGCAGACCACCGAAGAGATTATAAGAGACCTCCGTAAGATAATCAAGCTTAGAAATAAAGATCTGGATGCTGTTACGAAAACAGTTATAGCCGAATCGTCATCGCGCGCTTCTATGTACGCTTATGAGCGCAGCTCGGACATTATCATTGGCTACAAGTATAATGCGACCCTGGACCGTCGTACAACGCCATATTGCGCAGCTAATGACGGCAAAACATTTATGAAGTCGAATGGCTGGACACTAAAGAAGTTGAAGAGCAGAAATCTAGTACCGCCTACGCATTACCGCTGTAGATCAAGGCTCGAAGCACTGACGGAGTTTTCAGAAAGCATAAAAGCAAAGCGAGGCTATGACGGAATGACAACCGAGCAACGCAAGATAGCCGACAAGCTAAGAGGCAATGAGCGAGACAAGTTCCTCAAGCGTTTTCAGGGCGATACGACATTGACATATGATAAGTGGTTTTACAAACAAAGCGCGGCATTTAAAAAAGAGTGGCTGGGTGTCAAGCGATACGAGCTATATAATCGCGGTAAGCTCTCTTTCGCTGACATGATAAACGGTGACGGGCTTAAAAGTATTGATAAGCTACGGGCTATGGCTGACTTGTAGCTTTAACATGTTGCATACAAAAAGTCACCTCCCCGACTCTTACACCAAACATCGAGCAGTAGTTGTTTCCATGATAGTGCTGGCACGTTTCGCATTTTCTTTTACCTCATAGATTTTTATTATATAAAGAGCTTCTCCTTCAAGAACAACGTCGTGTCGTACAAACTCAGAAGCATTGTACCCATCTGCCTCAAACTCAGCTACACACTCAGGCTCAATAGCTCTAGCTTTTAGCTGTGCTATCTCTTCGTCTTTAGCTTTTAGCTGTTCTTCTAAGTAGGTACACTTAGCTTTGTACAATTCTTCTTTTGTTGAAAATTGGCTCATTGTAAACATTTTGTCCATCTAGCTCTCCTGAATGGGGGTTTATTGCTATAGATCATCTACTATAGCATCACGTTTATTTTTTAAGAATTTCAATGCTGTTTCTAAGTCACGAATGCCAGATTCTATTCTTAGTTTT